TTTTTGTTTAGTCAAAACTAAATACGGTAGAATTTTTAACGTTGAAACCGGAGCAACGAGTCATGATTCGCAAAGTCGGGCCATGACCAAGCCGTACACGACCGAGTGCGCATTGGCGTCCACTCGGAAGTGAACCCGAAGGAGACAAGAGCGGGACACGGTTACATGTCCCCGATGAACTCAGAGAGCCCACCGAGAAGACCAGCAGAATAGTCCATGGTGACGATGTGCCTGAAACTGGGGAAGACCTCACCAAAGGTCAGATCCCAATTGCGCTGCCAAAAGTCGTCAAGATCATCGCGTCCGACCAAGTCGGGCCACGACAATGACGTCAAAAGATCAGTGATCCCGTGACGATATTGAGACAACATACGAACGTGATAAGAGACGCCTTCAAGAGAGTAGGCGCCATCGGTAACGGCCAGATGGACGTTAGCACGTTCGATGAAACAATTGGCAAGCAAGTGACAGTATCTGAACTCGTAGGCGTGTGACAAAGCCTTCCCGGCCATGTAGAGGTCGTCAGAGACGGCGTCATTGGCATTAGGCCGGGAATTAAACTTAGCAAGGACTTTACCAAGAAAAGGAAGCATCACGTGACCCTCTTCCACGCCTGGTACAGGGTAGAAGTGCTTTGACAAGAAATGACCTTGTCGAAGCGAACGGAATGAAGTGACTTTAGCTTCCATGCATGCGCGAGCGGCATACGTGGTGTAAGTCCGAGCAGCACAACGAGGCCTACGAGGAAGGGCGGCGAGCATGTCGTCACCCAAGAAACAGGCACGAGTTGAGGTTAACCCCCTCGCCTCACACCAACCATTGAAGATGCACAAGTTCCAAAACGTGTTCCTAAAAGTCCCGTCGGTACAACCCGACGGAAGTTGATACGAAATATGCGACATAAGTCCGTATTTGGTGGAATACACGGCGAACTTGTTACTTCGGCGGTGAAGGCGAAGGAACCAAGCGGGGCAACCGAGGCGGCGCATAAACTCAATCTCGAGATTTTGGACATCGCGGACCTGACTTTTATCATTAGCGGAAAAGTCAGCCTCGATGAAAGAAGCAGCACGAATGCTACTCAGATGAGAAACAATCTCGGGAGTTTGTTGCTTGTAAGCAACCTTGAATTTGACCGTGTCAAGGTTATTTTCAGTGAGAAGAAACCTCCTCATGAGCTCCATAAACATGGGTCCAGACAACATGTTGTATAAATCGGTCCCTTTGAAGATCAGGCGACCGGCTACAGTGTTGTGGTTCTTGACCAATGCTTCTATCTTTGTGAAGAGCTCTTTGGAGGAATAATCAAATAACCTATCAAGGCCAGCATCAAGGTAAGCTTTGGATATGCGACACCGCTTTTCAGAGTCAAAATTCTCGAGCCATGAGTTGTACAACTCAGGATCCCAGGAAATCTCTTGCATACGTTTGGGGACCAACTTCTTGATCATACGCCTAGCGGCCGACATGACTGGCACGTCGACCCGGGCGTCAGAATGAAAATTGGCACGCTTATTAAAAGCGGCTAAGAAGTCGGCTCTAGACCCAGTAGTGATGTATGGTCGAGCACCTGGAACAGTAGGACCGAGATAACCCTGAAGAGGGTTGAGGACGTCATCCTTAGACGGGCGGGCGGAGTCGTGGAAAGAGGTAGGGAC